GCGTTGTACAGAGAATTTATTCCAGATCATTTAGTTGCAGTTGATGCAAAAATGATTAAAGAAATTACTGCTACTGGATATCATTTAAAAAATAAAGTATGGACTAATCCTAGTAGGTTCACAAGAGAAATACATGGCTTAAATCTTTTTAATCCTAACTTAGGATGGAGCAGCGGTCCTAGTGCATTAAATTTAGCAAGTGAACATGAATATAGTACCATTTATATTTTAGGATTTGACTACGAAGGCACAGGAAAGAAAAAAGAACTAGTCAACAACGTATATGCCGGAACGCTGAATTATAAAAAAACTGATGACCGTGCAACTTATTTTGGTAACTGGACTCGACAAACATCAACATGCATAAAAAAGTATACAAAGATTAAATACATTAGAGTTATTGAAAATACAAACAGCTTTGTGCCAGATGTATTAGTTGGAATACCTAATTTAACTCACATAACAGTAGAAAGTTTTATAAAAAGGTTTAATTTAGATAACTAAAGTATAAAATAGGCTCGTTTGAGCCTATATCTACGCACTTTTTTAAAAAAAATGTAAATATAACTGACAGCCTTGACATATAGGAGAAAACAATGACTGATCGCAACAAGTTTGAAGAAATGCTTGAGCGTCTTGTAAATGAAGACCGTGCTGGAGCAGAAGAACTATTCCACGAAATCGTAGTGGAAAAGTCACGTGAAATTTATCAATCAATTATCGAATCAGAAGAAGACGACGAAGAAGTCGAAGAAGCTGCTGAAGAAGACGATGAAGAAGAGCTAGACGAAGCTGCTGAAGAAGACGACGAAGAAGTTGACGAAGCTGCTGAGGAAGACGACGAAGAACTCGACGAAATGTTTGGGTTAGACGAATTTGCTCCAGGCGACGGCAGCGACGCAGCTATGGGCATGATAGGCGGTGACAGCACCGACGACATGATGGGCGACATCGGCATGGACGACGGCGAAGAAGGCGACGACATGGGCGATGACATGGATGACCGTGTTGCAGATTTAGAAGATGCTTTAGAAGAACTTAGAGCAGATTTCGAAGCACTAATGGCCGGCGAAGAAGATGAGCCAGAGCACTCAGACATGGACTTCGATAACGACGACGAAGGCGACGACGATAGCGAAGAAGACGACGAAGAAGATAGCGAAGAAAAAGAATCTTTTGCTTTTGAAGCAAAAAAAGATCACAAAAAAGATGACAAGAAAAACAAGTCTGCTGGTGAACAAATGCGTGAATACGTAGAAAAAGTTAATGGTGGATTTGGAGCAAACATTGGCGGCGACAACGGTGCAAACTCAAAGTCAACTGTAGCAGGCAAAAACGACATGGGCGGTAGTGCCCAAAATATTGTTCGTGGTGACACAGAAGCTGGTGTAGAAGCAAACAAAGGACAACTAAAAGGTTCAAGTTTGATCAAGCAAAAGCCACAGGACATGAAAACTGGTAACGTAAATGTACCAGGGGGTAGTGCTTCTAAGTCATGGAAGAACAACCCAAAAGGCCACGGTGCTGAGAAAAAAGGTGCCGGTGAGACTGCCGACAAAGGCGCAGGTAGCATGTTAAACGGTGCTCCTAAGAGAGCCAAGTAAGGCAGAAAAAAGGACCAATGATGAACTACTTAAGAGAGAGTTTGAGTTTCGATCAGGCCAGGATGATTGTAGAGACTGCTGAAGAAGGCAAAAATCTTTACATGAAAGGTATTTGTATTCAAGGCGGAGTACGCAACGCAAATCAGCGTGTCTATCCCGTTAATGAAATAAGCAGGGCTGTCAACACTCTTAACGATCAGATTACTGGTGGTTATTCAGTTCTCGGAGAAGTAGATCATCCTGAAGGTCTTAATATAAACCTTGATCGTGTAAGCCATATGATTACAGAAATGTGGATGGATGGCCCTAACGGTTATGGAAAGTTGAAAATACTACCAACTCCGATGGGACAACTAGTTAGAACAATGCTTGAAAGCGGCGTAAAGCTAGGTGTTTCATCGCGAGGTAGCGGAAACGTTTCCGAAGACGGTAGTGGACATGTTTCAGAATTTGAGATAATCACTGTAGACGTTGTAGCACAACCAAGTGCTCCAGGTGCTTATCCTACACCAATATATGAACACCTAATGAATACAAGAGGTGGATATAAGGCAATCCTTACTAGTAAGGAAGTTCAAGGCGATAAAAAGGCACAAAAATACATTGCAGAGAGCTTATTAAAAATAATAAGCGGACTCCGATAAAAGGAAAAGACCATGGATATATTAAGAGCCCTTTTAGAGAGTGATGCAATTACTGAGCAAACAAAATCTGAAATTCAAGAAGCGTGGGATGCTAAAGTTGTAGAAAACCGTCTTGCGGTAACTACAGAGCTTCGTGAAGAATTTGCTAAGAAATATGAACACGATAAAGGTGTTATGATCGAAGCAATTGACGCTATGATTGGTGAAAAACTTTCGGAAGAAATGGAAGAATTTCACAATGATCGCAAACAACTAGCCGAAGCGAAAGCACGATATGCTATAGCAATGAGAGAAAATACAAAACTATTTAAAAAGTTTGTAACTGAATCTCTGGCTAAAGAAGTTTCAGAACTACATGAAGATCAAAAAGAAATGGCAGCAAAATTTTCCGTTCTTGAAGAATTCATTGTAGAACAACTTGCAAAAGAACTTGCAGAATTCCAAGAAGATAAAAAAGACTTAGCTGAAACAAAAGTACGTTTAGTACGTGAAGCTAAAGACCATATAGCAAAAGTCAAAAAAGACTTTATTGCTAGAAGTGCAAAAGCAGTTCAAGAAACAGTTGCTAAAGGACTTAAGTCTGAAATTAGTCAACTTAAAGAAGACATTGATGTTGCACGTAAAAACGATTTTGGTCGCAAAATTTTTGAAGCATTCGCCGGTGAATATCTAAATAGTCACTTAAATGAAACTTCAGAAACTAAAAAGTTACTTAAATTAATTACAGCAAAAGACAAACAACTAGCTGAAGCAAAAGCAATTACTGCAAAAGCTATGAATCTTGTTGAATCAAAAAAATCAGAAGTTAAACGTCTGGTTGAATCACAAGAGCGTCAAAAAGTTCTAAACGAACTTGTTGCACCTTTAAGTAAAGATCAAAAAACGATAATGACAGATTTACTGGAAAGCGTTCAAACTAACAGACTACGTTCTGCGTTTGAAAAGTATCTACCGGCAGTTATTGACGGTAACAGTCCAGCGAAGCAGAAGGCAATACTATCAGAAGGCAAAGAAATTACAGGCAATAGAGAAAATAGTTCGATTAAGTCAGCAACCGACAACAATGTGATTGACATTGTGCGTTTAGCTGGATTGAAATAAGGAGAAAAATATGTCAGAACTACTAGAAAGTCGCTGGCAGGAGACAAAAAACGCCCTTCTTGAAGGCCTACAAGGCAACAAAAAAGCAGTTATGGCCACTACTCTTGAGAATACTCGCAAGTATCTCTCAGAAAGTGCAACTGCTGGTGCTACTTCTGCTGGTAATATCGCAACTCTTAACAGAGTTATTCTTCCGGTTATACGCCGTGTAATGCCAACTGTTATTGCTAACGAATTGGTTGGTGTTCAACCAATGACTGGTCCAGTTGGTCAAATTCACACTCTAAGAGTACGTTACAGTGATTCGTTCACTGATAGTACTGGCGGAAGTGTTACTGCTGGTGAAGAAGCACTATCACCATTCAAGATTGCTGAAGGTTACTCAGGTAACGTTACAAACTCTTACACTGCTGCTGGAACTGCTGTACTCGAAGGTACTGCTGGTAACAGACTAAGCATCCAAATCTTGAAGCAAACTGTTGAAGCTAAGTCACGTAAGCTCTCAGCTCGCTGGACATTTGAAGCTGCTCAAGACGCACAAGCAATGCACGGCATTGACGTCGAAGCAGAAATCATGGCAGCTCTTGCACAAGAAATTACTGCTGAAATCGACCAAGAAGTTATCCGTAGCTTAACTACTCTTGCAGGTAGTGCCGTTGAAACATACGACCAAGCTGCTGTTAGTGGTACTGCAACATTCGTTGGTGACGAACACGCTGCTCTAGCTGTTCAAATCAACCGTGTTTCAAACTTGATCGCTCAGCGTACACGCCGTGGTGCTGGTAACTGGGCAGTTGTTTCCCCAACTGTTCTAACTCTTCTACAGAGTGCAACTACTAGTGCTTTCGCTCGTACAACTGAAGGTACTTTCGAAGCCCCAACTAACACTAAGCTAGTTGGTACTCTAAACAACGCAATGAAGGTTTATGTTAACACATATGCTTCAAGCGACAACGTTCTAATCGGTTACAAAGGTTCATCAGAATCAGACGCAGCCGCTTTCTATTGCCCATACATTCCGTTGATGAGCAGTGGTGTTGTTCTTGATCCGTCAACATTCGAACCAGTAGTTAGCTTCATGACTCGTTACGGTTATGTAGAACTAACTAACGCTGCTTCGTCGCTAGGTAACGCTGCGGACTACCTAGGTGTTGTCGGTGTAACAACTGCAAACCTAAGCTTCAGCTAATAACTGAAACATATAAAGAATAGGCCCTACGGGGCCTATTTTTTTGAAATTTTTTCTTGACTTATGTGTGTGTTGTGTTATGTTGTTAGAAACAATACAAAGGAATAGCACAATGAAAGTTTCACTGAGAAAAGCAAACGCACTACAAGCAGCAATTGTTGATATGGTTGCTACATTTGAATTAGTAACAGATATTTCTATTAACGAGTTTGAAAATGCTTCAACAAAAATTAATGAAGCAAAAAACAAATTTGAATTTAATTTAAACAATCGTTCTACACTAATGGGAGTTCAATACGAAATCCGTCGTGCTGTTAGCATTGCTAATGCACAATCAGGAATTAACAATTTTCTTGCAGAAGTAGCAATGATCGAAAAAGAAATTGCTCTTTACTCTAAGCTTTCAAAAGTACGCCCGGCACTCGAGGATGGAGTTATTTCTGGTAAACTCGAAAAGATTAAACATCGTAGCGAAGATCAGTTTTACGGTAGAGAAGATCAAGTTCAAACTTCGATCTTTGACGAATTTGAAATTAAAGAATTTAAATCTAGACTTGCTTCTTTGAAAAAAGAAAAAACTCGTTTGCAAGATCAGTTGCTTGAACTTAACATTAAAACAGAAATTGAGTTAAGTATAGATTCTGTAAACTTGCTAGCACAAGCAGGAATTATCTAAGTTTTGGTAGTATAGCCTACTTGCTTTAGGTGAGTAGGCAAACTACCCGGTAGTAGGAAAGAGAAGAGGATAGGTTACTGTTTCCTTGAAAGAAACATATGTCCGTAATAAGACTCCGGTTTTATTAACCCTGATTGTGTGCTCTAGCGTTTTATTATACCCTTGTTGGTCTGCATTTTGCTCGCTAGAAATAAACATTCCGTTGCACATTGTGGGTTGCACTTTGTTTTTTGCAAGTTGCTTTACTTATTACTCACTTTCCTACACTGTTATAATCAAAGGTTTAATATGAAACAAAAACCTTGGGAATCAAAGATTCCTCAAAATCCTAAAAATAAAAATCGAAAACGTTGCTATAGAATTTGGACCAAGCTAACTAACTCATCACGTGCAGGCGGTAAAATTGTATGGCTAACAGATAAACAAAAAACTTTTTATCTTGTTAAATATCCAAATAAAATATTCGAAGAAGAACTTGACAAGGATACAAAAGAGTATTATAAAAAGTATCTACATCAAACAGTAGATTGAGGGCTACCGTGGAAGAAGATACCTTTTGGCAAGATTCTATGAATACTTTAAAAACATGGCGTAAGGAGCATCGCGGATATGCTCCCCAGATTTATAAAATACAAAAAACATTTGAAGAAATGCGTATTCAATATCAAAAGAATATGCAGCAACACTTTCAAAAACGTTCTGTCGGTTCTTTAGAAAAAGCAAATAAAATAAAAGAAGAAGCAGAACAGATATTTAAAAAAATCTCTAAATTAGAGTTTTTAGCAACCTTATCTAAATAATCCGCCTTGTGCGGATTATTTTATAGGTACATAACCCATTTTTACTTATTTGATAAATACTATGTCGAGAGTATGCTGTATGGTGTACTTTATGCGGAAACCCACCGCGTAGACCTAGAACGTCAATTAAGGAGAAAACAATGGGACGTCCACTAAGAAAAGATGTACTTGGTATTGATGCTATTGGTACATATGCAAGTTCAAACACTGGTATTAGAGTAGAATTGTATGACGGTTCTTTAAGAACTGACGGAGTAATTCTCAAGCAACGTGGTGCAAAAACATTCCAATGCACTCGCGTTGGAACTATTGGTACTAGTTCTACATATGATTATTACGTATTACAAAACAGTACACCTAATGCTGCAAATGAAATGAGAATGTTTGGATTTTTAAATACAAACTCCGGAACACAAATTAACATTAGAAAAATTACAAAGCGTGTTGCTACTGATTTTTCCGGAAATAGATATACCTGGGTCTTAGAAAACGATAGCTCAAACGACTACATTGTACTGACTGCTATTGCCTAAGGGATAAAAAATGTCATCAAAAAAAGTAGCTGCGTTTGGTGTTGACGAGTATGTAATTAAAGTTAAGCCGTCAGGATTTATAACATTAGATTCGAGTGTGACAGTGTCTGGAGACTTATTAGTCGAAGGCACAACTACTACAATTGAAAGTACAGATCTTGTAATTAGCGATAATACAATAACTCTAAATTCAGGAGATCCTGGATATCCTGAACCAACAGGCGGCGTTTTTTTACGAAATGCTGGACTTATTATTAATCGTGGTAATAGACCAGACGCACTATTTTTATTTGATGAAACAAAAGTCTTCAAAGACTCACAGACTGGGGGCCAAACTACTGGCGCCTATACATTTGCAAACGACAATAATGCATTAGTTGGTATATACACTAACTTCATTGGGACATATAACAGCGAAGATTTGATTCTATTAGGTTCCGGGCCTACAGGAATGGGGTCTATAACATCTGTTGTGTCAGTAAGTGGAACGACAGATTACGAAAAGCAAGTCTTTCCTTATACTGGATCAAACATCACACCAAACTTATCAAATCCTGATAGTTTATCTAATCCTTACGACGACGATATAATCCCAAATATTAAGTCTGTTAAAGATTATGTTAAAGCGTACACAAGTTACAATTTTCCATATAAACTTGATAAACCGTTAGGTGACACCGAAGTTGAAGTTTCAGATCTTGCTGCCGGTGATCCTATAAGTAAAATTACGTTTACAGTTGATGGACTTGTTAAAGCTACTATGTTTTCTAATAGAATTGAATTAAATTCTATTAGCATTAGTAGTAATACTATATCATCTACTGGTACGAATCAAGATATAATTATTGATCCTAATGGCACTGGTATTCTACAAGTTGATACTTATCTTAACATAACTAATCAAGTGGAACCTACTACACCAGCCGACGGTGTAACATTTTATGCTAATGCAGCAGGAGACGGCGGCACAGGTATATATTTTAAAAATGACACCGGAATCTCAGATGAATTAGTTAGCAGAAATAAAGCATTGTTGTATAGTATAATATTTTAAAGGAATTAACAGATGGCAATTACAAGCAGTTTAATCGGAGAAATTAATACAACAGTTTTAGAAGTACCAGCTGATAAAAGATGGGCTATAACAACTATCTTGGTTTGTAATTATGCTTCTAGCAACGATTCTGCAAATGATAGTACATTTGACATGCACATAACAAAAGGTGTTGGTGGGTCAACTAGTAACACAAATAAAATTTTAAACAATGTATCTGTTCCTGCACAAGAAACTTTTACACTAAGCACAGAAAGAATAATCCTAGAAGAAAATGATAGGATTATTATGATTAGTACAGACCCTGACAAATTATCAACTACTATTAGTTATTTAGAAGTATAAGCTTATGAGATACATTAAAGATCAAGTATTACACAGAAGAAATATAGGAGATCAACAGCTCGTTATTAAAAGTGACGGCGACGTTGATATTAAACCTGCAAGTGGTATTGTAAATATAACAGGAAACTTGAGAGTTACCGGAAATATTGCAGGATCCGAAGAAAATCAATTAACGTATTATGTATCATTAGAAGGCGACGACAATAATAGCGGTCTTGGACCTACTCCGGATAGAGCTAAAAGAACCATTAAAGCGGCTGTTGCCGCAGCACCTGCAGGTTCAACAATACAACTTGCACCGGGCAATTATTATGAAAATAATCCGATAACTTTAAAGGAAAGACAAACAGTTCGCGGCACTAGCTTGCGTAATACACAAATTTGGCCTTTAAATAACCAAACTGACATTTTTTATGTAGACAATGCTTGTTACATCTATCAAGTTACATTTCGCGGACTTAGAGATCCAGGCTGGTGCGTAAAAATTAAACCAGGTGCTCTAGTTACAGTTTCTCCTTATGTTCAAAACTGTACAAACATGAATGGCCCGTGGCTTAACGACGGAACAGAGTTTGTACCATTTCAAACTGTACAAATTGAAGGAGTAGAACCTACTGCAAGACCAATCATCGACGACGAAAGAGTTCCATTAGCAAAGCGTGTTAACGAAACCGGTGGCGGCAACGGTATGCTAGTTGACGGTAACGAATACGATCAAAGATCTCTAGTATTTTCAATGGTAGCTGACGCCTTTACTCAAATTGCTCAAGGTGGCATTGGTTTCCATATTACTAACTTTGGTTATACACAGATTGTTAGTTGTTTCACAGTTTTCTGCCGTACTGGTTTCTTAACTACTAATGGTGGTTATCTATCTATTTCTAACTCTGTTAGCGACTTTGGTACATACGGATTAATAGCCGACGGTGTATTCGATACTCCTTATACATCAGCAAGACCTGTACAAGATTATACATCATCAGTTGGAAGTATTTCGGTAATCAACCAAGGTTCTGGATATACTAGTGCTCCGTCAGTTGTTATTGATCCCCCATTAGGTTCAGGAGGAGTACAAGCAACCGCAGTTGCAACTATCGACCTTTCTACTGGTAAAGTAACTTCGATTAGTATAACTGAAAACGGATCTGGCTACACAGAAATTCCGGGTGTAGCATTAGTTGGCGGCGGCTATGCGGTAATTGCAACAGCAGAAGCTAATATTACAACAAATCAAATTATAACAATTAATAGCTTTAGAGATAGACCTCAAGTAGGATCGGTAATTGTGTTCGATGGCGATCCTACAAAGTATTATATTACAAATACTAATATAACAACACAACCGTTAATTTACGAAGAAGAGGTGTGTAGAAGAGATGTTGCATACATCGTTGATGCTGTATTAGGTGACATGGTTCTTGGTACTAACTATCAATCAGTTGCGGCTGGCCGCAGTTATTTAAGATCAGCCGCTGCAAAGGTATTAAGAGAACAATTAGCACCAACAATATACGGTATTGAAGCAGCTAGAGATGCTGTACTAGAAAGAATACCAGATTCTAATCCAGCAAATGAAGTAGCAAGATACGAAATTATCGAAAGATTTGCTGCTATAATTAACATTATCGAGGAAGGTGACAGCTCGGTTGCTCCTGATATAGTTTATGATAACTTGTCTTTATCTGCAGAAACTGTAAATTCAAAAAATAACATTCTTGCAAACAAAGAATTTATTGTTGAAGAAACTACAAAATATATTGCAGAACAATTTACAAATCTTTCTTACAATCAAGAAAAATGCGAAAGAGATGTTAAATTAATACTTTCAGCAGTATCTTATGATGTTGCACTAGGAACAAATTATAATGCAGTAGTTTCAGGATTAGCATATATTAGAGGAAATGCTGCATATGTGCAATCTAATCAAAAAATACAAACTATTTCTGCAATAGACTATGCTAAAACTCAAGTAGCAGGATTAAGTTCAGTAAGTTCGGATGCTACAGCTTTAGCAAGAAGCAACGCAGCCTTTGACGAAATTATCGATTTGTTAAATGCAGGTGACAGCTCAAGTGCAGCAGACTTACAATATCCTTCACCGACAAATGTTACTTTAACTAGACTAGGTTCAAAAAATCATTTAAGAGCAAATAGAGAATTTATACGTGCAGAGATTATTGCATGGATAGATGACAATTACCCTGAGTTAACCTACGATGTAATAAAATGTGAAAGAGATGTAGGCTATATAGTTGATGCACTAAGTTATGATATACTTTATAAAGGTAATAGTGCAACATTAACTGTTGCAAATTCATACTTTGTAGACGGAGTTAGTCAACTCGGTCTTGGAGAAACTGAAGCCACTATTGCTGCATACGAAAGACTACAATTTATTATTAATCAAATTGTATTAGGTAATTCTATTACAAAGTCACCGTTAAACGCATTGTCTCAAGATTTCTCAAGCGGAAATGCAACAGGTACCGAAGTTGATTTATTAACAGATCTAACACAAATCATCATTGATGTTATTACTGATAACTCTTTGGATGACTTGCCAGAGATAGAATATCCAGACACGTCATGGGTCGCTGCTGGCATTGAAACAGCAAAAAGACAAATATTTGCTAATAGAGATACAGTAGCCACACAAGTTACAGAATATATATTGTTAACGTATCCTGATTTTACATATTCTGTAGCAAAATGTAAAAGAGATGTTGGATTTATTATTGATGCAGTTGCAAGAGATGTTAGATTAGAAACTAATCATAATAGTATAACTGCTGGTTTAGCATACAAAAGATCTTATGCTAACGTTGTAACAGCAGATCAATATCCTGCTACAATTGCAGCAATAAGAGAAGCAAAAAGATTAGCAAGTAATACAGTTGAAGCAAATACAACAGTACAAACAGAAGTAAATAACAGATTCGACGTTATCTTAGATATAATTGAAGAAGATCAGTTACCTAGCGAAGGTACAGTTTTTACATCGCCGCCAGTTGCGTCGTTTGCTGAAATTGACTCAGCAAGACAGCTTCAAGACAACAGACCATTTTTAATTGAAGAATTTATTGCATATACTGACAATAATCATGGAGGATTCGTTTACAATGAAACTACATGGAGAAACAATGCTGGGTATATCATTGATGCAATAACTCATGACTTGCTTTATGGCGGAAACTTAGCAACATTAGTTGCAACAAGAGCTTATTTTGACGAAGGTGCAACTACTATTGAAGGTGAAGAACTTGAATACCTTGATGCATTAAGTAGACTACGAGCAGTCATACCGGATGTAATTCAAGGTAATATTATTGTACCTTATAGTAGTGCAGAGCCGCAAATTTTAACACCAAACTTCGGAACCTCAACTGAAAGCACTACTGCAACAGATTTGCTTGATATATTAATTACAGCACTTTCTGATTCAACTGGACTTGAAACAACACCGGAAAACGAAAGTCCTAACTTTACATGGCAAACAAGTTCTGTTAGCAATAGTGTTGATTTATTAGTAGATGCTAGTCCGACAATTCAACAAGGAGTTATTGATTATATAACTAACACTATTTTAGGATTTACATATAATGTAGAAAAGTGTGAAAGAGATACTGTATATATTATTGAAGCAGCATTGTATGATATGATGTATGGCGGAAATAAACAAACTAGACGTGCTGCTCAAGCATATTATAGTAATGCAGTAATAGTTGGACAAGAAGTATTTACAGAACTAACCTATAAACATCTTGCAACAATAATGCAGCAAATTGCAAAAAATACTGCTATTACACCAAGTGAAGGAGTTACATTAACTCAGACAATAGGATCGGGTGCTGGAACAACAAGTGCTGATAACTTATATATTTTAGTAGAAAAAATAGCACAAGTTATTAAAGGTGCAGCATTACCAGATGAAATTAATCACAACTATAGTTTAGGTGATTCAGATCTTAACAGCAAGAGAACATCTATACTCGGCGATTTAGGAAATGTAGTTGATGATGCAATTTTTACGTTAAATGCAGAGTATGGTGGCGTTGCATCTATTACTTTATTCCCAGGAGTAGTATCTGTTCTTGAAAATACATATTCTGAAATGATTAACGTTAGTACCGTAAGTACTTCTGGACATTCATTTGAATATGTAGGTGCTGGTATTACTTATAACGCATTGCCGTTCTTTGGTGGTACACCGGATGCTGACAATGAGTTTATCGAAACAAACGGCGGTAAAGTATTCTCAACAAGTACAGACCAAATAGGTAACTTTAGAGTTGGAAACTTCTTTACTGTTAATGCACTTACAGGCGCCATTGATTTACAAGCAAACGAAATAAATCTTTCAGGTATTGCTGCAATTGGTCCGTTTAGAAGAAACGGAATTCCGGTTGGTGTTGAATTAAAAGAAGTTAATGACAACACTGACTTAACATCAAGCCTTGGTGTCCCAGATGGCAACACTGTACCAACTCAAACAGCCGTTGTTAGTTATGTAGAAAACAGATATCTTAATAAACTAACAGGTGGAACAGTCGACGGTCCTGTTGAAATTAACGACGACACTGTTTCTATTAATGTTACAACTGGTGCATTGGTTGTAGGCGGCGGAGTTGGAATTGCTGATGATGTAAATATCGGCGGAACATTAGATGTTACTGGTGCTGTAACATTTACAGAAGAGTTAACAGTACCGAGTGGTGGTACTGGAAATACAACTTTTACACTTAACGGTGTACTATACGGTAACAACGGAAATGCTATACAAGTTACAGCAGCAGGTACTGCTGGACAAGTGTTAAAAGTTGACGTAAACGGAATTCCGTTCTTCGGTGACCCTGACGGCGGCCCTTATTAAATTAAACTATAACTCCTAGATAAATAATTACAGTGATTGCTATCACTGTAATTATTTGGGCGACTTCGGTCCTGACCCGTACCTATATAGGAGTTTATTTTTATGTCTTCTACTATTATTAGACACAAGCGTTCGGCTATCCCAGGAAAAATACCACAAGCATCTCAATTAGAGCCAGGCGAATTAGCAATTAACACAGCAGACGGAAAAATCTTTTTAAAGAAAGATGACAACACCGTTACTGATGTTACTCAAGGGATTTTTCAAAATAATACCAGTGTCACAGTAACAGACGAAAACGATAGCTCCCAAGGTATTGTTTCTATTGTAGTTGACGGTTCTGAAAAAGTTAATATAACCGATGCTTCTATAAACTTAAAAGATAGCGTTGTTATTGAAAATGAAAATACTTTAACTTTTAGAGAAAACGTCGGCGGCGGACTTGAAGGTGTTAGTATTAAAGCACCTAACAATTTAGTATCAAGTTATTCATTGACTTTGCCAACTAACCTAGGTCCTGCTGGATCTCTTATTGGAACAGATGAAAACGGCGAATTATATTTTAGTAGTGCTGACATTTACGGCGGCAAAAATATCTTTGTTAGTTCGGAAAATGGCGACGATGCAAACGACGGTATAAATCTTCCAGTTAGATCTGTGAAACGTGCATGTCAACTTGCTTCCGAAATGGTTTATAATATAGATAGCACAGTTAATGGAACACGAGTAACTATTAAAGTTGCCGCAGGCGATTATAGTGAAAATAACCCAATCATTGTTCCTGATAACGTTGTTATCAAAGGTGACGGATTGCGTGGATGCATTATAAGACCTCAGAATGCAAATCAAGATATGTTGCGTGTTAGAAATGGTTCTTATTTTGCAGAATTTACTTTTAGAGATGCAATCGATGAAAATTTTGTTCCATTATATACATTTGACTATGCTGTAGCTTTTGACGACCCGGATGACGTTACTGTTAGTAGAACTGGCTATACTTATTTGCCAGATACTAAACCTACAATTGCATCATCGCCTTATGTACAAAACTGTTCTTTGATTTCTTTCTTGGGCGGTAACGGTGCTAAGATTGACGGTAGTAAAGTTAACTCGCCAAACATTCCAAATTTACAAATCGAAGTCGAAAATCCTGTTGTAGGACCTGCGCCGGAGCAAGGTAAGTCAATGGTTAGCAACGCATTCACTATGCTTTCCTTTGGTGGTACTGGCTGGCGTTTAATAAATGATGCTTATGCACAGATTGTTAGTTGTTTCCAAATTTTTATGCTTAACGGAGTTTATACACAAAGTGGCGGATACTGTTCTATCACTAACTCTGCTACAAACTTTGGATTATATGCATTAAGATCATCAGGATACTCTTCTAGAACATTTAACTTTGACAGAGGTTATGTTTTTTCAACTGGTATAAGCAGCGGTGCACAAACAATAACAGTAGTTGGGGTTAACAGAAGTGCTCCTGTTGAAGAATTTGTTTTAAGATTTAGAGAACCTGAATACAAGATAGCTTATGACTTAATTGAATCTGAAAAAAATACCATAGCTGATGATACAATAAGTTGGATCAACACACAAATATCTACTGCAACTCCCGGTTCTTTATGGTATAATTTTACATATACTGAGTCTGTATATCGTGCAGCATTTTTAATCATTCTTGATGCAGTTGCAAATGACACTTGGAGTACCGGAAATGCTGCATCTCGACAAGTAACGCTGTCTTATTTTTCAAATAGACTCGGAGATAGTTCTAGTTTAACAATTAGCGAACAAGAAGATCAATTTACCGCTGCAATAGAACGATTAAGTGTTCATACAGCAGGTTCGTTATCTTCGTTAGACAGTACAGTAAGATCGTTTGTTGACGAAAAGTTTGATTTAATTAAAAATGGTATTTCTGAACCTAATACCATTCCACAACCGTTTGAAGTATCATCAGAAGGAGATATTTCAAACGATTATAAAAGTACTGGAACAGAAGTTACATTCAATGCAGCAACTGCCGTAAATGCCTCTCTTGACATTATTACTATTAATGGACACGGCCTAACTAACGGTCAAGCAGTTATATACGATAACAACGGAAATACATCAATTGGTGGACTCGATCCTGAACAAACTTATTATGTAAAATATATCAATGATAATGAATTTAGTTTGACATTTGATAATAGCTTAGAATTTAATGTTAACATAAGATCAACTAGCACAGGAACTCATAAGTTTGTTTCAAATGTACCTGAATTCTATGTCAATGATGTAATTTCAAGTCACACTTCGTATCAAACACTTATATTACAATCAGGCTCGGAGTCTTATAATTTTGTACCAGGTAGAGCAATAACTGGTACAACCGGTGCTAATAATAACAGTGCAATTGTATACAGTTGGAAACCTGCTGACAGAGAATTAATCGTATCTGTCGAATTAGTTACTGTTGGTGCATCAACACAAAGAGTACAGTTTGATGAAACTAGTAGTATCGATAGCGACCACAGCGTTGTTCCTAATACAAATATCGGAGTTAATGAAGCCGCAGCAAAAACTGGATTAAGTACTTCCACTTTCACTGTAGGATCAACTATACAAGGCGGCCAATTAACTAATCTAATTAATTTGTTAGAAAAGCAAATATGGTTCCACAGACCGTCGATTGTTAACAGCTCATCTCATACATGGGAATACGCAGGTTCGGGTATAGATTATAACGCATTACCACAAAACGGTGGCAATACTAGAGAAGCGTTTGAACAATACCAAGAATTGCCGGGTCGTGTTTATACTTCTGGTACTAACGAACTTGGAGACTTTAAGGTTGGTAATTTTATTACAGCGTTTAACCGTACTGGTAATATTACATTTAGAAATAAAGTCACAGTTGATGAATTAGACGTACTTAGACTTGCATTCTCAGACATAGTCATTGAAGAAATTTCGACTGATACAAATCTCGGTGACGATGAATTAGGAGGTTCGAGTAATTCTAGACTTTCAACACAATTAGCTATACGAAGTTTCCTATCAAACAGACTTGGCGGATTTATTGATAAAACAGTTTCAACAGCAGCAGTTCCAGGAGCAATTGTACAATTAAATACAAACGGACAATTAAACGCTGAACTAATTCCTGCAACAAGACAGTTTACTAGTACTACAACCAACGGATACTTATCTAAGCTATTGCAAGTAGACGAGATTCCGGCAGTAGACTTAAAAGCAGGTGACATTGCTACTGAAGAATATGAACAAATCGAACTTACACTTAGCGGCAATATTACAGCAGCCGATGGTGACACAATCACACAACCATCAACTGGTGCAATTGGATATGTAAAAGGAGACTTTAGCAATAGTCCAACTGTTATTGTTGCTAGCATAGATGGAGAATTCAAAGCAGGCGATGATAGCACCGGAACAGACTTTGACACAGCCGGAACTATCTATGTTAATGCTGTAAGCAGCGGAGTTTATCCAACCAGCCTTGGTACTAGTGCAGCGATTACTGAAAACTTCTTCTTGAAGTCATCAAATACAAGTCAATATTTGGTTCTTTCTAACGACAGCAGTTATACATTTACATCCGCATCTATTAGTAACGTATCTAGATCAACCAACGTTGCTACAATAACTACTTTAGGTAATCACAACTTGGTAGCAGAAAATACTGTTCAAGTTATTTGTACTTCGGATCCAACATTTACTGTTAACGCTGAAGTTATTTCTGCACCAACCCCGACTTCATTTACTATAGCCAATACAGGTTCGGACACTGGTAGTACTGCGGCCACCGGTACTGTAAGAACTATTGTATCAAGTGCTGACGGAAATGCACAAGGCGCAGTTACTGAAACACGTTACGGCGTATTAACAAATGTAGATAATGCTAACATAACCGGTGGATCTAGTTATACTCCAGCATCAGGATCAGAAACATATGAATTTGTTGCATTAACATCTACAACTGGTGTTGGAACAGGTGCATATGCCGACATTACGGTTACAGCCGGACAAGTAACTGATGTAAACTTAAGACGCGGAGGAACAGGTTATGCAGTAGGTGATACTCTTTCTGCAAGTGCTGCTAGCATCGGCGGTACAGGCTCAGGATTCGAAATAGAAGTTTCAGCTATAGAAAAAAGAGCATATGTTAACATATTAGGCGGCGAACTTTTTGTTGCTTCGACTTCCTCAGTCGACTTTGTTGAAGATAACACTGCACCTGCGTCTAAAAAAACAGTTACCCTAACATCGACTGTAAGTAATAATTTCCTTGCAGGTGATAGTGGGTCAGGTGGTAATGTAAACTATACTACAAACCAAATAACAATATCGAGCCACGGATTGTCTAATGGCGACCCTGTAAAATATGATACACTCGGTAACGTAGCAATAGGCAGTCTAATAAACGGATCTGTTTATTATGCAAAATCAATAAATTCAAATACAATAGAATTGTATGAAGATTATTCATTGCTTAACAAAATTGAGTTCACAAGTACACCAGCAAATAATAATCATAACCTTACACGTTTTACTGTAAACGTAATAGATAACAGTATTGTGGTTCCACTACACGGATTTACAACTGGTAGTGCTGTAAGATTTGAAGGTAACGATCTCTTTGATATTTCTGGTACGCAAGTTGAATCAGGAAGTAGATTCTTTATTGGTAGTGTAACAACAAACAGCTTTACACTACATGAATTAAGATCAGAAGCATTATCAAGTATAAACGGTTTAGTTACTGGTGCAAAAAACATTGACGGTGTTGGTACTGGCACTGCAATAATTTATCCACAAAACGTTCGTGTTAACTCAGTAGTTAATACAAGTTCTAGAATTAAAGCTAACTGGAATAGTTTGACTGCGTCAAACATCGACGCTAGTAACATTGTTTCAGGAACAATTTCACCGTCGAGATTAGCAAGCTCAGGTACTGCAAATACTGATACATTCTTAAGAGGCGATAGCAGCTATCAAACAGTTGTACAATCTCTCAAAAAAGCAAATACTACCGATAACCCTATTACATTAACAGGATCTAGTTCTTCTGGAGAATTCTACGGAGATCCAGTTAACATAGGTATTGCTAACGTTGATTTAGACGTTGGACAAACATACTCAACACTAGGTGTAGCTAGATTTTTACAAAGTCAATTTGACGTTGATCCTAATGCTACAGGACAAGTGTTTATTAAGAGTGGTGTAATAGATGCAGGAACACTCGACGGCCTTGACAGTGCTTATTTCTTAAATCCTGCAAACTTGACATCAAACGTTCCTGTTAACAGAGGTGGAACAAACTTATCAACATATGCAACCGGCGACATAATTTACGCTCAATCAAGTAGTACATTAGGTACACTATCCATCGGTAGAGCAAATTCATTCCTTCGCTCAACTGGTACTATACCTGAATGGAGCACTGCACTTGAACTCGCAGAAGGATTAGATGTAGGTTCTGCAAGATTGTCTTCAAGCAGCGTCGGAATTGGTACAGTTTACAACGAAAACGTAACATCGTTGGAGTTAGGAAGCAATGCAGACAACGTTAAGATTGGTAAAAGTGTAGCAACAAGAGCAATAACATCTTTTGTATCTGGATACTCGGCTTCTATATCTACTACTGTTGCTGTGAACCTTGCTAGCTTTACGGCAAATACTGATGCTGTAACAGCGTCAGGGACAAACGAAGTGCCGATGGGTTCAACATCCGGAATACTTTATGGTATGCTAGTTACAGGAAGTGCTTCGATTCCTGCAAATACTACTGTTACTGGAGTTACTGCTGATTACATTTATTTGAGTAACGAAACTACAGGAACTATCTCAAATCCTACAACACTAACATTTACATATACACCTCTAACACTAGGAATTAGAGCAGGTGATACTGTAAACATAGCAAGTAGTGGTATTACAAATCTTGACGGACAGTGGCACGTTTTAGGAGCAACAGCAAACGCTAACAGCTTTACTATTGCAGTCGCAGCGTCAGTAACAGCTAATCCAGCTAATCCGGTTGCAGGCTCAATAACTAAAGATAACACAATTGTTATTAGAAATAGAAATGTAATTTTTGGCAGTGCAGAAGCAAGTGCGTCTCCGATTGCTGCAACTATTAAAGGCGAAAGCGGTATAGGTACAAACGTAGCCGGCGGTAACTTTATAATCCAAGGCGGCCTAAGTACAGGAAATGCAACTGGCGGATCTGTAATTATTAAAACAGGTCAAACCGGTTCATCTGGAATAGCAGAACAAACTTCAACTACAAGACTTACTATTGATACAGCAGGTAAAGCAACTTTTACAGGAGAAGTAGGAGTAGCATCGACATTAAGCACTTCGGAATCAACGGTAAACGTTGTTAATACAACTGCAACAACTGTAAACTTTGCAGGTGCTGCAACTGCATTGAACTTAGGTGCAGCCACTGGCACAACTACAGTTAACAATAATCTAACAGTTACAGGTAACCTAACTGTAAACGGAACTACCACTACTGTTAATTCTACTACAATATCTGTAGATGATAAAAATATAGAATTAGGTTCAGTTGCATCGCCTACCGATGTAACAGCAGACGGTGGTGGTATAACACTTAAAGGTGCTACTGATAAAACAATCGTTTGGGATAATGCCAATGATAACTGGACATCGAGCGAACATTGGAATTTAGTAACTGGCAAAAGTTATAAAATTAATAATGTTAGCGTATTAAACAGTACTACACTTGGAAGTTCGGTTGTTACTTCGAGTTTAACCAGTGTTGGCACTATAGGAACTGGTACTTGGCAAGGAACAATTATTGCCGGTACATAC